AACACCCACATCAGGGAGGTTGCTGTTGGGTCCGGCAACCGGGGCTTTTATCCCCAGATGCCACTTGATGCCACGGGTATAGCCACCGGGGAGGTATTCCCACGGGATCATCGAGCAATAACGAAGAACGGCAACGCTCTTCTTCTGCTTCTTGGCCTTGCGCTCGGCGTTGGTCCAAGAGAGCGTAAACTCATTGACCGGCGGTTCGACCAGATCCTTGTCGGTGTATTCGGGTTTGCCGGTATCCGGGTCGATCTGGTTGATGGTGCAGTACATCAACTCCCCATCATCCTTCATGACATAGCCACGCTCGATGACGCGCATGTCCTTCCAGTACATGGTGAACACACGGGGGCGGGACTGGGGCCAGCCGGGTGAGAAGTTGTAACCTCCGGGGAGGAGGCGAGCCCACATATCCAGAGCTGAGATCTGGTCTGCTTTGGGCTGCCAGCGTTCGGCAATATCAGGCACCGATACCAGCGGACACACGTACATGAACTGTCCGTCGCTCAGGTCGGGCTTAATAGCAGAGGTGTCCCACCCGAACTCACGGGGCTCGATAAGCTCAGTCTCGATCTTGTTGCCGTTGACGAACGTGTGGAACGCAACAGCCCCCGAGAGAGCCATGTACATAGCGGCTTGGCGCTTGGTCTCATTCAGACCGGCCCGCTCTGCCATCATGAGCATTAGGCTATTTGCCCCAGAGATGATGTAGTCCTGATAGGACTTGTCAAACATTCGCTCGGTGCGCTCCTCATCAGGAGAGATACCCATGGCCTCCATCGCTCCGGCCATAACGGGTCCGGCCTGAGCTGCTTGAGAAAGAACCATGGCCTTTGCCAGAGCCTCTTCCCTGCGTGTTTTGACGTAGGAGTACGTGGCTGATTCAGCCTTGGGGGAAATGGATACGTTGTCCACCGCACCGACCAACCGGGTCAGCATCGGCGACATCATGGGGAACTTGAACGGGATCCTTGTGGTCTGCGCTGCGCCGTCACCCAAGAACATGCGGATCGAAGCCTCCTCACCGAAGCGGCTGTCAATGGCATACGCAAGGTTGTCGGTAGTTGCTTCGGTAGTAGGTTACCCATTGCTGCACCTGACGCGACAGGAAGTAACGCATCCACAGGGAATGGTATGCCTCGTCCTTCTGATCCTCCGGAATCGTCATGGACGGAGGGATACAGGCATTTATGGGCACCCAGTTGAAGAACCCCCTGTTGTTGATACTTACCAGTTCTGCTGCCATTATCGTCCGTGACTTTGACGCCAAGCTCTAACGCTGCCGTCCATTTCGTTGATGTCTGCTTTGCGCTCCTCCACGACTCCGAAGGCCCCGCGCTCGATGGCCTTGGATGTTTCGTCCATGAGCTTCCAGAGACTGGGGGCTCGTTTAGCCCAAGCGTCCTTCTGGTCCTCGTCCATGGATTTTGGGTCCTGCCCCAGAAGTTCCTTGCAGGTCTCCCTTACCCGGCGCAAGTAGAGGTAGTTCTCTACGCGCAGGTGCTTGTTGAAGCTCTCCATGCGCTTCATGGCCATCTTGATATTGTCAGGGAATCCGTTCTTGAACTCCGCTGACTTGGCCTTGCGCTGCTGCTCGGTAGGATATGCTTTGTTGATGCACTCCTCCAGCTTGTCCTTATCCTCAACGTCATCGAACGGAGAGGTCTCGCACCGCATATACCACACGAACAAAAGGTCATGCGGCTTGAGAACATGCGGCTTGAACTCCTCGAACTCGGACAGTTCCGGATATTGGCTCAACAGGGAACGAGAGTTCCTTGGCGTATAGATCAGATAGCTGATGTCATCCATAGGTAACCTCTACTTTTTCAGTGACCCAGTAGGGCATGTGGTTCTCATCACGCTTAATAACCCTTTTGGTTCGATACTCCTTGGTATCCGGAGTGATCTTTCTGGGCGTCTTGTCGTACTGGTACATGGTCCTTGCGCAGATGAACGCATACCCCATGGCGTACACCATGTCGTCGTTGTATACGTTCTTGTTCTGCGTGCCCCACTGGACGGAGCCATCTGGTTGAGACTGAACGGATATGTGGCGGATCTGCGTCCAGATGTCGTAGTACCAAATGTTCATCCAGTTGGTGCGCAGGATGTCAACCACGTCGGAATAAAGAGCTTCCTTTCGGGAGTTCTTCCCGCCCTTGAGATCTACACCATAGATGTGAGTACCACCCCTGTACTTGGGCTCTAGCTGGGTTCTGTATACCAGTGAGTCCTTCAGGTTGAAGATGGGGCTGGATTTGAAGTCAACGTATCGTGAACCGGCATTGATCTCCACCAGCTCCTTGCACGCCTTTTGGCCATAATTCTTGTAGTACATCCCCATCAGGGCGGACTGAACGAACAGTTCTTGGGGGAATGCAGCCCGCGAGTTCAGAACACACGCCACGGTGGATACGTGGTAGGAGTTATCCCCGGTGCCGACCTCTCTGGCCCCCATGTCCACGATGCAAGATGAGAACCTAGAGAAACCGCCATCGTTCTGGATAGGGTCTGTTCCTTGATAGTAACGCCCTACGTAACTATTGTTCGGCGGCATGAACATCCGAACAGGGGCCATGGTGTCGCTCTCGAAGGATGGAACCCAGCGGGCTCCGCGAACGGCGAATGGGAAGTAGCTTCCCTCTGGCATGGGTTGGCTCTGGTCGAAGATCGGCTCGAACCTGCCGGGCTGCGGGGCCAGCCCCTTCTTGTGGCATAGGTCAATGATGCGGTTCTGCTGCTTGACGATGATCTCCATAGGGATCAAGGTCTTGTGTGTTGACATGAACGCATCATCCGGCTTGCGCGGATAGTGTGCATTGAACAGCGACAGGCGCTCCTGCGGAGTAAGACCCTTGGTCTCCTCGGTCTGGCCGCGCATGTACTTGGCCTTCTCTCTTTCGTAGAACGCCTTGTTGACACCCGGGCGACAAGTCCAGTCGAAGAACAGCGGAACCCATCCACCCGTATCCTCGCCCCCTTGCCAAGCCTCAAGCAGGGATCGGAAGTCAGCCTCGAAAGACCCACCTCCGGTGTTGTTGCTGGATCCGGTTCCCCATGCGAACATCTGGCGAACCAGCTCCATGTCGCCGGTGAGCGGGTTGAACTGCCACATGGTTGGGCCGATCTCCCCCTTGATGGTCTGGTATGTCGGGATGTTCTGGCACTCGTCGAAGAACGACATGGTGGGTGTCTTACCGTTGGCCACCATGCTGTCCTCTGCTGAGAGGAGGCGCATCTCCGATATGTCACGGCCTTTGTTCAGCTTGCCACTTCCGGAGTCGTAGTCCATGATGGCGCTCTCGGTGGAGAAGCCCTTGGTCACATCCACTTCTGCGATCATCCACGACGGCATGTTCTGGAATGTGCTCTGGAACTTATCCCTGAACAACTGCTTACCCGTGCCGTCCTTTTTGTGGACCATGAACACCCCGGAGAAGCTGGCGATAACGATGCTCTTGATCACCGCTAGGGCCATCATAGTGGATGTAATGGCGCTTTGGCGTCCCTTTAGCAAGTTGCCAGACTTGCCCAGATCCACTACGAAAGCAAGCAGGGCTTGCGGGGCAGAGGCTTGGTACTTTCGACGACCACCAATGAAACCATCCTCCTTGATGGAGATAAACATATTGAGCGCATAGAGCGAGTTCTGGCTCATGCGCGTCATCACCATCTGCTTCCACTCGTACTGCTCCTCAATAGGAACATCGGTCAGGCTGCCGGTGTCATTGGTCCATCGTCTAGCCTGTTCGCAGTACAGATAGAACTCCTCGTACGGAATGATCTGGTCGAACTGCGGGATGTGGGAGTTGATGAAATCTCGGAACTCATTCGAGCACTCCTCTCGGGAGTTGCTATCCCAGTCCGACTTGGCTATCTCCTTGTCAGCCCACTTGTCCTTCCACTCTTGTGGGATCTTGTCGAAATAGGCAGAGCCCTCCAGCTTCTGGCCAGCGCGTTTTCCCTCTTTGGCTACTGGTACGTCGTACAACCAGAGGTGTCCGCCTGTGACTTCCTCTTGGAAGAATGATGGATCTTGGGCTTGGCCAAGGTCGGGATCGGTGGCTTGTTGCTTGGCAAGCTCCTCCCCGAACCCTACGCTCTTTACGAGGTTCTGGTGGTCCTGAGAAAGCTCAACCCCGCCGGAGCTGAGATACAGCAACAGCTCGGCAGCGGACTCCCGTATGTTCTTTAGCTGTTCTATGGTCGCAAAGATAAGTGCAAACTACTGATTGTCAGCGGTTTGCGCATACCTTTGCCTGTAATATCCTAGACCATGCCTGCTACTGTCGCAGTTACCCTCACCACCAATCAACTGGTTGTTACGCTGCCAAACAGCGACACCATGGTACATCAAGCCCAAGGCTTTACCGGCTGCGCCGTTCTGCGCAAGCCGCAGTACATCTACGGCACGAACACCTCAACCCAGTTCACGGCAACGACCAACTACTGGGTGCGCTGCCACTTCAGCGACGAGCGATTCTACGACATCCCCATGGGATTCGTAAGCAATCAAGCAGGATGGACCAATGACCAAGCAGGGGCCAATCAGTGCATCACTGACCTGACCGCCAACCTGAAGGTTGATGTGGTCTAAGCGGACTTCTCGGATCTGTTGATAGCCGTGGCAAGGCGCATCAGCTCATTGATGCCGCCCTCTATCTTCCCCACCTTCAGATAGTCGGCTGGCTTCTCCCTGTCCTGCTCATCGATCTCACTGTTCATGTTCAGGTTAAGAACGTGCAGCCGCTCGGAGATGTAGGTCTTGATGTCTTCAATGTTCATGGTGTGCAAATGTAATTAGTAGCTTGCTTTGTTCCAAGCTGTTTGCATAAGTCGCTGATAATCAGCGGATTGTGCTTACATTTGCAGTACAACTCAGTAAACAAAACAGCCATGCTGATCAAATTCGTTCCCTCGGGAGAGATCGCGGACACCGATAAGTCGGTACCTCAATCCTTCGTCGTAGGCCCCTATGCCTACCCCATCCTGTCCACCCCCGCTGGCTATACCCCTGTGCAGGGTACGCTTGCAAGCGGCAAGACCTTCGCCCCCATTGGCCAAGGCGGTACGTGGATCATCTTCAAGGACGTGCTGACCGATCGTGAGATCACTCGATTCGCCATGGAGGACGCCTCCGCAGTGACCACTGGTATTGCTACCATTGCCACCGCCCTTGGCGCTGGTCAGGCTTTCCTGAGCCTTGAGTTCGACGGCACCGAGACGCCGTAACCTCAGTCATATCACAAACAAAAGGGGCTCCAGTAGGAGCCCTTTCTGTTTGCAGTATATATCTTTGTAGTGATGACCAAGATCTACCGAACATTCCCAGACCTGATCAATCCCGAGCCCAACAGGGATAAGATAGACCAGACCAACGTTGTCATGAAGGACTTGGCCGATGAACTGATCGAGGTATCAAAGGCCCTTAACCGCTTTGAGGCTACCGCAGAGTCAAGGTTCGGTATGAAGGCGAACGGGAGGATTGACGCCCTCATCACCCGGTGCAACTATCTTAAGCGCAGGGTTAACGACATCCGTCGATCCATCAGCGACCACCGCATCAGGGATTGATTCCTGAGCGGCAATAGCCTCTGCCCCTTTGTTCATGATCGTGAGCATCTCGGTCATGATTTCCGGGTGCTTAAACATGACCTGATAGATGATGGATCGGACCACATTCTGGTCGTAGTACCCAGAGAAGGTTAGGCGGTTGTCCTCGTCCGCACTGACGGCCAAGTACGCACGCAGATCATTGACCTTGCAGTGAGAGCGGACCTGCTCCACGAGGATCTCCAGCTTCTTGAGTGCTTGCTTCTTGGTTGCCATTACTTCTTCTTTTTCTTAGATGCGAGTTCCTTAATGACTTCGCTGATGACGCGCTCTTTCTGATGCCAACTGACCTTATACCTTACGTCAAGCGAGGATGTGCAATACTTATCTGCCAAGCAGGACTTCTCTATACTTCCCAGTCTGGCAACGAACTTGGTTTCTTCTCCGTTCTCTGTATATAGAACAGTTTCCCCGCCAAGAGCCTCAAACACCTTAATCGTGTCGTAGTGCTTAGGATGCCTTGAGGAGATGCTCAGGGCCAAGATGGCAATGGCAAGCGCTGCGATGGCTATCCACATGATCATTTCTTCTTCGCTTGTTTCTTAGTTGCTTTCTTCTTGGCTGGCTTGGTCAGGTCGATGATGTTGAAGTCGGACTCGACCAAACGATTGGATCCGAGCATCCGCGCCAAGGCCCATAGACCCTTGATGGCGTTCTGCCGGGTGTTGTAACCACCGAGCGTGGCCAGCTTGTGCTGGTTCTGCTTGATGGTGATGTAGAACCCCTTGGAGTTCTTGCGCAGGAAGATGCCTTCTTTTGGCGTGCTCATGGTTACTTTTTCTTGGTCGTTTTCTTGGCTGCCTTCTTTGTCACCGTTTTGGTGACAGCCTTGGCTGCCTTGGGTTTTTCCGGGAACAGCCCATAGGTCTTCTTGATCTTGCGAAAAGCCCGCAGGACAGCGGCATCCTCTGGCGTCATCCTGCTATATGGAATAGCGGTGCCGCTCCACTCATCCCAAGACACACACTTCTCGTACCATTGAAGCGCCCTCAGTAGAGGCTCCATGTCTTTGCGGAACTGAACCGCAGCCTTGCCTCCAACAAACGTGCTCATGTTTCTTTGGTTTGCGACAAAGATAATGAAAGTTTCTGTTGATGCAAAAAAGAAGTGGGGGCTCAAGACCCCCACTTCCCAACACACACGAGCAAGAAGACAAGTACAGTGCAAATATATGCACTATCCGAACAGTTCCACCTTGGACGCCGTGTAAAGCAGCGCCCCTCCGCTACCTTGGAAGGTGCCCATGCGAACGATCGTCATGGGGGCGGGTAGCGTGATCGTGGTGACGTTGCCCGAGCGCGTCACCGTGCATCGGCCATTAGGCGTATTCCATGTGCCGTCGGGGTGGATGCTCACGTAATTGCCCACCGCTGCCGTATCGCTGCCCGTGGCGAAGCTGGAGTAGTTGGGCGTTCCTGTCTGCGCGTAGTCGGTGAGCACGATGCGCCGCACGCCCGGCACGTCCGTGATATTGAGGGTGTAGCTGCCAGACGTCACCCGCACGTTAGTGGCCGTGTACAGCGGCGTGGTGCTGGGGGGCGTGGTGGGCGGGGTTGTTCCGCCGCCGCCAGTTGGAGGGGGCGTAGTGCCACCACCACCTCCCGTGGTAGGCGGAGCCGTCTCCGTGCCGTACACGTAGGCGGGGGTGCCGTTCGCGTGATTGAAC